CGAAGCAAACTGAGTGCCACGACCAGTTGAATATTCTCTCGTCGGTACCGACATCGAAACCAGTCGATCACCTGCCACATGATGAATTCCTCAGATGATTCTTAGATAGCTTATTTCTTTTTGTTTCCGTACATATACCGATCGGCGGCGTTGTACAGTTTTTGCACACCGTCTGGACCGTGCTTTTTCTCAACATTCTTTTCAATTTTTCCTGCGAAGTTATCTCCCTTGGGGCTATCACGGTCCACGGCTTTCGCATAGGCACTTGTCTTGGTCTTTAGGGAAATTTCATCCAACTGTTCGGATTCTTCCTGGACAGGTTCGGTGGCATAACCAGAGAATAATCCGCCGGCCAATTCTCGTTTCCGTTCTTCCAGACGATTCAGGACGATGTTCGACAAACCATCTTCCAGGACGGCCCGAGCCTCGGCCCCATTACCTTGAGCAAGTAGCGCGATAAAATTTTCTGGTACCATGAGTGTATTCTCCTTATGCGTGTTGAACACTTGTTGAACACTGTTATTTATACTTTTTCCCTTTACCGAATCCCTTGGCGACCTCTTTATCGAGCATCGGGGTTGGGCTTTCTGTTTGTTCCCCTGGCATCGTTTCCGCTGAATTATCCTCTGGAGGTGGCATACCTGGCAGTGGGGCACCTGGTGCGCCCGGAGCACCTGGGACGCCTCCGCCTGGGACCATCCCCTCAGGTGGTGCCGGAGGCACTGGCGGTGGTTCGGCCTCGATCTGTTTATCCATTTCTTCAATTTCTTCATCAGATTGCATCAGGACTTGCTTGCGGACCCATTCGCGGGAGAAGTAGGTGCCCACATAGGGTTCCACTTGACCCAGGGTCAGGAGGCGTTCGCGGAGTAACTCGGCATCGCGCATCTCAGCGAAGTTATTATCAGTGGCAAACTTGAAGGTAATTCGTTCCTTCAGATCATCCCATTCTTCAATGGAGCAGATCCCTTTGAGCGACAATTGACGCTTCAAGGCCTGGAAGAACAACATCGAAAACTTCTTGCGAAGGACATTCACAAACTTTGAAAACTTCACTTCATCACGGGTGACTTCGGTCACGCGGCCAATACCAGCAAATCCACCTTGGGCGCCACCAGGACCACCAGAGGGATCAAGGCGACCAATCGGGACATTCAAGCATTGAAAGAGTTGCTTCTTGAAATAGAGGACATCATCCATCTGCCCAAGATTCTGCCCAGCCGGAAGCGTGGTGATTTCCGTGCCCTTGGAGCCTTCGCGCCGTGGGAGCCAGAAATCTTCAAGCATACTGAGATGTTTGCGTTCATCGCGGAGTTCACCGGTCGAGGCATCATAGACCAGCTTGTTCCGATACTTGATCATGATATCACGGACATACTGTTCGGCCTTGAGTTTGGGGAGATTGCCAACATCGATGTAGAATATGCGGCGTTCAGGTGCGCGGGAAAGACGATAGATCACGACGGCATCTTCGATCATGCGGAGTTGATTCAGGGGCTTGATGGCTTTGTGGAGCCAAGAAATGACCATCGTGTTCTTGGCATCCATCATACCAGAATTGATATTGATGATCGTATCTGGTGCGACACGAATGCCTTGATTCACATGAGCGGTATAGGTCTGGGTGACCGTGCCTCGATCATTATAGACGTAGTATTCGGCCGTGGACTTGATGATTTCGGCGCCCGTCTTGGAATCGCGTTCTTTGAGGACCTCACGGACCTTACGGATTTTGCGAGGATCAATGAAACGCAGTTCTTGAATGCCGTCGGTGGGTTTGGTACGGTCGACCATGACTTCATAATAAATGCGGCCGTCTACATACCAGCGACGGAAAATTTCATCGGCCAGATTATTGAAGTTGAGGAGACGCTTGATCGTATTGAATTCAGCGATGATTTTCTTTTTGGTGGATTCTGAGGCGCCTTCGAGTTTATCAAGATTGATATCGACAATATCGCCGTCAGGTTCTTGGGTAATGGCTTCGGTGACAATTTCATCCACGGCCATGGCACATTCAGGATGCAGGGCCATTTCCCGATAGCGAGAGATGAGTTCAATTTCGTTCCGAACAGAACCTTCAAGATCCACATAGGTGGCCACATGGGCCCCTTGAGTGATCGTGACTGCCCCATCGTCGATCTGATCCTGCTTGAGGACCAGTGACGGCATGTTATTTGCCGCAGGGGTAACTATGTCCTCATCTTTTCCAAGTTTCCAGCCCCAGAGGTTAATCGATGCCATAATAAATGTATCCTTCACAGCCCGATGTATATTGATGGATCATGGTGATATTTAGGGGGTTCATCACAGGGGAGAAGGGGCCCCGCGAGGAGCCCCCTAAAAACGCCCCTTTCTTACACAATGCCCGCGCCATTATTCGTGCGCGTCCAGTACTGATAATCGAACGTCACGGTGAATTCTTCGATGGTATCGTTGGCGCCCCAATCCAAATCGATCTGAGACAGATCGGTCGGGAAGAGACCTACAAATTTATAGGTCGCCACTGGGGAACTGCCTGTCTTGGCATATTGATTGACTGAGGCATCGACGGTATATCCAATGGAATTACCGGCGCCACTCAACCGTTGGTTCCCGGCATGGGAATTCAGCGCATTGAGCCACTTCTCAAATCCAGTACGAACGGACCAATCTTCATCGTTGAGGATGGTCACCGTCCATGGTGCAAAGGTGCGATTGCCAGCCAGCTTGACTTCTCGGCCGAAGTATTGCAATAACACCGTTCCCACGGTGGAACCAGGAAGGCTGGCGGATTTACAGGTAAAGGCCAGCTTTTGGTTGGCACCCGCATATCCCAGGATCGCAGGCAGGACCAGCGACACATCAAAGAGATTTGGGCGTGCGCCGTCTCCCTCAAGCTGTGATCTAAATTCTCCTACATTGAATGCCATAGTCTTCTCCTTCTCTACTTAGTATGCTTGAAATGTGCTATCGCTTAGAATTTTCCGACCACTTCGTCGAAGGACACTCCGGTACGGACGGCCACAAAGTTCAACTGGATGAAGTTGATGCTTCGTGCTGGCTTGATGTAGATATCGCCAATGAATTCGTTGCGATCAATGACTTCACCAGTGTTGTTTGAGGTATCACACACCACACGGAAATCAAAGATGCCCCGACGACCCTGGATGTCACGGAGGAAAGGCTCGACCATCGACACAAAGCTAGCGCGGGTGAATTCATCGTTGAATTCAAAGAGGGAATACTTGGCAGCCCGTGCAATCGCTTTTTCGAGGACGATGAACAGACGGCGCACATTGATCCGATCAAAGGCGCTTGGCTTGCTCAAACAGGTCTTGTCTCCATAGAGAATGGTCCCATCGCCTGGGAAGGTGACCACAGGATTAATCCCACTCTGATAGAGTTGGTCACGATCTGTTCGCGTAGGATTCCACGCCAGTCTGACCACGTTCTTGATGGCACCACGATTATACCCTGCTGGTGAGAACCATGGATCACGGGTCGTATCGGTACGGACGCACAGCCCGGCGATATCCCCGTTCAATGGCACATAACGATAGGCATCGGCATACTTGTCATATTGATACTTCCATCCGCAATCCAGCACGGCATAGGAAGAATCCGACAATGTATCATTGAATGCCACAATGGCATCCACTTCGTTCCCGGCGTTGTTCACGACCGAGGCACGGCTTGGAGAAAAGAAGACCACGCAATCGCGTCGGACTTCTGCGATATTATCGATGACATACCCGATAACGGTCGAAGACGCATCACCTAGAGGCACAAGGGAGATATCAACGAGATCCGCATCCTTGAAGTAATCCCAGGCCACAATCGTATCGGCATCGGTTGCCGTCACGGTCGTGCCACCACCTAAGGTTCTGGTCAATGGGTTGGACACTTGTGTAAACGTTGTATTGGCCGCCAGGGTACCCCAGTTCGTGCCACCTGATTGATGCGCGCCCCAATAGATCCAACGGGACTTGTTATACAGCACGGTCGGATAATAGTTCGATGATCCATCTTCGGTCTTGGCATCTGAGGCCTTTGACAAGAAAGGATATTTTTCAATAATCGTCCCTGGGACTCCCGTGATGGCCCCGGTACGATCCGTGACGATCACATGGATTTCATCGTTGGCACCTTTGAGGCCCAAGGTATACTTCGAGGTCTTTGGTGCCGAATCGAACTGGGACGCATAATACCACTTACGTTCGATGGTACCACCAGTGGCCACATTGTACTTAAAGGATGATTCCAAGACGATGTTTGATGAGGTGACGGAAGTGACATTGATATAGGGCCCGGTTTTTGAGAATCGGACGACATCCCCGGCTTGCAGCGCGGTACCGAGTGTCGCGGAGATACCAACGGTGGTTTGGCCTACAGAGATAATGGCCGCCGTGACGGTCAGTGCAGAGGTCAAATTCTGGTAGAACGCATTCTGAGATGGACATTCCGAGACGATGATCGCATTACCCAAGGCGCCTGGATAGCGGGCCGCCCATTCACCGAACACCCCCTGCCCTGCGGCATAGGTTTCGGTATAGACATCTTCGTTCTTAATTTGGAGCGCCGCGAGGTTGTTGGCGGTGGCATTGAAGGTATTGGCATTGGTGGCGCGGGACACCCTGAGGCTGTTCCCATAGGCCAGGAAGTTGGCGGCTGTCCAGAAGGACGTAAAGGTATTGGAATCGGGCTTACCAAAACGGCTGGCCAGCGTCACTTCTGAATCGATCAACACGCGAATGCCGACAGGACCCCATACGAATTGTCCTGCATAGCCTCCATTGGTCGTGGAGACGGCCGGAATGATGGTGGTCAAATCGATCTCTGATACATTAACGCCTGGGGAAACTTGAAATCCCATTGTGTGTCTCCTTTTATCTATCGATGAATGACATAAGCATAGAGGTTGTCGGGGCAGAAGCCTCAAACATACTTGTATTTATGAATCTGAGTATTTGCGAGGTTATTTATGTCTTTGGTAGGCCTGGGAATGCACCTCGGTCCGATTACCATACATATCCGAGGCTTCGGCCCATAAATCCCCCTCTTCAAGGCTATACTGATTGGTGTCTATTCCATTATCCATGAAGCCGAATGGTATCACATCATCATCGATCAACATATTCAATTCGCCTTCGATTTCCTTCCGAATGTCTGTCCCAACACTTTCACGGAAATGTTTCTGGGTCAGGAGCCAAGCAAAGATCACCAGACACATGACCATATCGTCTTTATATCCATCCTCGGCCGCATAACTCGCTTTTTGTTGGACAAAGGTCGATAACT